AAAAAAGTCTATTTTGACCCGTCTTTGGGTCGTCAAGTCGCAGTTTTCATCCCCGCAGAGGACTTTATCATTAGTTATGGGGCCTCAGACCTTCAAACCTGCGGCAGATACACGCATGTAATGCGTAAAACTGAGAATGAAATCAAGAAGTTGCAGGTTGCGGGCTTCTATCGGGACATAGAGTTACCTGATCCGGGGTCTGTACCACCTGAATTTACTCGTGAACTGGCTGAAGATGACGATGCGACCATCGTTCAGGACGATAGGTACCTAATTCTTGAGATGCACGTGGATTTGGACCTAGAAGATGACCCATACCGAGACGAAAATGAGTTAGCCATACCCTATGTCATCACTTTGGAGCGTACAACTGGAGAAATTCTGGCTATTCGGCGTAACTGGGACCCAGAAGATGACCTAAAACAGAAGCGAATCCACTTTGTTCACTATGTATACATCCCGGGCTTTGGTTTCTACGGATACGGCCTGATTCACCTAATTGGTGGGCATGCGAAGTCCTCAACTTCTCTACTTCGTCAACTTGTAGACGCTGGCACCCTCTCAAACCTCCCCGGCGGACTCAAAACCCGAGGACTGAGGATCAAAGGAGACGACACTCCGATTGCTCCGGGTGAGTTTAGGGACGTAGATATCGCCAGCGGCAAGATTGCCGAGAATATTGCCTTCCTTCCATATAAAGAACCAAGTCAAACTCTCCTTTCACTGATGAATATCATCGTGGAGCAGGGAAGATCTTTGGCTGCGGTGGCTGAACTCAAGATTCAGGACATCAATAAAGAGACCCCGGTGGGTACGACGCTGGCGTTGTTGGAAAGAAGTTTAAAAGTTATGTCTGCCGTCCAAGCCCGTATCCATGCGGCTATGAAGTTGGAGTTCAAACTGCTTGCAGCGATCATTGCTGAGTTTGTGGATGATGAGTATGAGTACGAACCGGCTCATACAGACTCAAGTGAGGCTGGTGAAGGGCCAGAGCCGAAGGTCTCCCGTGCGGACTACGACATTGTGGAGGTCATTCCTGTCTCCGATCCCAATGCGTCAACAATGTCTCAGCGGGTGGTGCAGTATCAAGCCGTACTTCAGTTAGCCGGTCAGGCACCTCAACTCTATGACCTAGCACAACTCCATAGGCAGATGCTTGAGGTGTTGGGGCTGCGTAACGTTCAGAAGATTATTCCAGTCGAGGACGATATCAAACCAGTCGATCCGGTCTCAGAGAACATGAACGTGTTGAACCTCAAACCGGTCAAAGCGTTCATCTACCAAGACCATGAGGCGCACATCAAGGTGCATATGAACCTCTTGAACGACCCGATGCTCAAGCAGATGATGGGGCAGAACCCACAGGCCAATACCATGATGGCAGCGGCGCAGGCTCATATTGCGGAGCACATGGCCTTTGCTTACAGGCAACGTATCGAGCAGGCGCTTGGGGCTGGGCTTCCTGAACCCAACACTGTCATGCCCGAGAGCGTTGAGTTGGAGATGTCTCGTCTGGCGGCTATGGCCTCGGAGATCGTCTTGGGTCGCAGTCAGACTGAGGTCGCAGCGCAGCAAGCGCAGGCGGCTGCACAAGATCCGATCACTCAGATCCAGAAGCAGGAGTTGGCGATTAAAGCGGGTGAGTTGCAGCGTAAACAGCAGAAGGACATCACGGACGCAGCAGCCAAGGCTGATGAGATCGACTTGGAGAGAGATCGTCTGTCCATGGAGGCGGAACTTAAAGGGTTACAGGTCGGGGTCGATATCGCCAAGAGTCGCACTGACCAGCAGATTAGGGCACAAGTCGATGCCATGCGCACCGGAGTAGATATGGCCCGCGAAGCGAAGAATCAGCCACAACAACCACCCGAAGGGGGCACTGAGTGAACGAGAGCCAATCGTTTGAAGAGTTAATTCGTAGAAAGATCAGAGAACACATGAACGCCTATGCCGATGACTTGGCTACGGGCGGCGCAAAAGATTATTCCGACTATCGATTTCAAGTCGGTGTGATTCAAGGACTTGCCATAGCAGAACGGGAGATCCTTGATTTAATTGAAATCGCAAAGAGATCAGAGGGACTATGACTACACGTCTAGGCGCAATAGATAAGGAGAAAACCTTAGAGCAGGCAAATCAAATACCGGAACTAAAGATGCCGATTCCTACAGGGTATAAGATCTTGATTACCCTGCCCAAGATTGAGGACGCAACAGAAAGCGGGATTATTCTAGCCGACACGACTAGAAAGTCCGAAGAGATCGCTTCCTGTCTTGGCTTTGTCTTGAAACTAGGCGATCTAGCCTATAAGGATGAAAGTAAGTTTTCGACCGGCCCGTGGTGTAAAGAGGGTGATTTCGTCATCATGAGGAACTACTCAGGCACCCGGTTTGCTATTGATGGACAGGAGTTTCGCTTGATTAATGACGATCAGGTCGAAGCAATCGTGGATGACCCTCGCGGATATACGCGTGCGTAAGGAGATTTAAATGCCTAAAGAAGAAATCGTTACCACACTGGAAGAAATCAATGAGAAAGCCAAACTTCAGAACGATGAATATGGCGACTTCAACGATCCCACCGAAGTAGAAATCAATGTGCCTTCAACTAAGAAGGCCAAGGCTGAACCCGAAGACAAGATCGAAATTGAGGTGGTGGACGACACCCCTGAAGAAGATCGTGGTCGCAAGAAGATGAAAGTCCCTCCGAAAGAGGAGGACGAGGCCGACGAAGTCACCAATTACAACGAGAAAGTTCAGCGTCGCATGGACGAACTCAAGCGTGCTTGGCATGACGAGCGCAGGGCCAAAGAACGTGCGGCTAGGGAACAACAGGCTGCGGTCGATTACGCCAAAAAGATCGCTGATGAGAATAAGCGCTTGCTCAAGCAGTTGCAGGAGGGGGAGAAAACCCTTATTGAGCAGGCCAAGGGTAAGGCAGAAGCAGTCCTTCGCACCGCCAAAAAGTCTCTCCAAGAGGCCCAAGAATCAGGCGATTCGGAGAAGGTTGCCGAGGCTATGGCTGAAATCACCCGTAGCACCATGGACAAGGAGTCTTGGGATAAGTACACCCCCCAGTACACCGAGGCTGCATTAGAGGAAGCGACTAAGCGGCTTTCCGCTTTACAAGAAACAAATAACGAAGTAAATTACCCCCAAACTGTCCCGCAGGCTCCGCCTCCTGACGAAAAAGCGCTCTCTTGGTACAACAGTAACAAGTGGTTTGGCGCAGACGAAGAGATGACGGCGTTTGCTTATGGACTGCACCAGAAATTAGTGAATGAGGGCATGGACCCTCGTTCAGACAAATACTACGAGCGTATTGATGCTCGGCTTCGGCAAGTTTTCCCCGACAAGTTTGAGTCGGACTCAGGAGTAGAGGATGACGATACTCCCCGGCAAGAACCTGTTAAAAAGGTGGAAAGACGCCAACAGGCAACGGTGGTAGCACCGGCGACTCGAACGACACCAAGTAAAAAGATTGTACTCACCAAATCACAGGTGGCTATTGCTCGACGCTTGGGTGTCCCTTTAGATGTTTACGCAAAGCAAGTTGCTCTGCAGGAGAATAGATAATGGCAAACCGTATTGATCGTGAATTGCAATCCCGTGAGCGCGAATCTCGCGCCCGTGCAACCTATATCCCGCCGCAACAACTGCCTGATCCTGATCCACAACCCGGATATGCGTTTCGTTGGGTTCGTACTGCCCTAGGAGGGCAACCTGATACTCGTAATGTCTCGGTTCGCCGTCGGGAAGGATGGGAACCTGTTCGTGCAGAAGACCATCCAGAACTCATGCTTTCGCTGGACGAAACCTCTAAATCGAGTGGAAATGTCGAGATTGGCGGCTTGATGTTGTGTAAGGCTCCGGCTGAAAAAGCCGAAGCACGTCAGGCTCACTACGAAGCGTTGTCTCAACAACAGATTCAATCTGTGGACAATAACTTCATGAGGGAAAATGATCCGAGGATGCCGCTCTTTTCTGAAAAGCGTTCTGAGGTCACTTTTAGTAAACGATAATCTTTTTAGGAGTTTAACATGGCTTATCCAACTATAGACGCACCGTATGGACTAAAGCCCGTCAATCTAATTGGTGGACAAGTCTATGCGGGACAGACTCGCCAAATGGAAATTGCAAGTGGCTATGCTACAGACATTTTCTATGGCGATCTGGTAAAACGTATTGCCGATGGAACTATTGAGAAAGATACAGGAACGACCACAGCAACACCGTGTGGCGTGTTTCTTGGCGTTACTTTCACAAACAGTTCTACCGGTCAACCTCAATTTCAACAGTTTTATCCAGCATCTCAAGCAATTAAGTCAGGCACAAAGATTTTTGCCTACGTTGCTGATGATCCTGATACGTTGTTCCAAGTCGCTGTAGTTTCTGGCACCACAGTTAT